AGGCGCTTTCCTGACAGGAAGAACTTCAATGAGTTCTCTAGGCGTGATGTCGAAGACTACCGAATCATCTGCCTGCGTGAGGGCAACTCTTCGCGGACGATCAACTATGCGACTCGGGTCTTAGGGCAACTCTGGCGCTGGCTGATGGCGATGGATCTGGTAGTCTATAACCCTGCCTCACAGGTCCGGCAGCTTAAGGAGAAGGAGAGCGTTCACACATCACTCTCCCTCGAACAGCAGCAGCAAATTTGGCGCGGGTGTCATCAGTGGAAGGATAGGTTGTTGGTAGGCCTCGCCTTAACCACTGGACTTCGGGGCGAGACCCTCGCTAAACTAGATGCAGCTGATATCGACTTCGAACATCGTTGTTTGAACATACCATCTGCAAAGATGAAAGCGGGAAGAAACCATGTAATCCCGCTACCCGACTGGGTGCTAGCGATCATCAAAGAAGGCCCCTATAATGGAGTCACTCTTTTTGGGAAGTACGCCAGAACCGCCGAGGGCGTTGCATATCACTGGAATGCAATATGCAGGCGCGCTGGACTTGATGGAGGGGGTATTCGAACCGCTCGGCGAACGTTTGCTACTACTATGCTCCGCTCTGGCGTTGATCTCAAAACTGTACAGGATCTCTTGGGGCATCGAAATATAGCCACTACTTCTCGATATCTCACTCCAGCAGATCTCCCTACAGCAAGAGCCGCAGTAGAAAAGATCCCCCCACCCAATGCCTAAAGAAGAAGTCGAGAACGTCATCAAGGAATTTCCAGGTGCCTACTGCATGGGCTACGCAGCTGCCAACGGCTATTGCATCGTATGGCCTACCCAAGAGGCACCAATAGTCGCGACAGGGCGCTCCCCCACCAAGGCGTGGAAGGCCGCTGCCAAACTCATCAAGGGCAAGAACAAGAAAGCCATCGAGAAGCTGAAACTAAAGCTGATTGTGGCAGAAACAAAAAGAGGGAACTATGGCCCCGGTTTCTAATTACCAGGCCATAATCCCCTCGTTAGGATGGTTATGAAGTTAAGTTATCTTACGAAGTTGGATTCACAACAGCAATAGTTTCAACAACATTTAGAAGACGCAGGGGGGAGTCCAATGGGCTTCCCCCTATTTTTATGCGTATATATTCGCGCGTGACGGGACCCTGGATGACACAGCCATCACTTGATAGTGCAGGATGTTCAATGGATGCGCCATGAATGAAGAAGTCGGCCCTACCAAACATGTTGTTAGAGGGATCTGGCGTTAGGGAGAAAGCTTTTGGCCCAAGCTTAGGACTGTCAATAGGGTCGTTGATAATGTACTTGCCCACTGGAAGCGGTCCCACGTCCTTCACATTTTGCATCTCGTGGTTGTTCCGGCCTTGTAAATGGCCAGCCCAACCCACACCGATTAACTTATCATCGTCATAGAGCTTGCCTGTGGTTTGTTCAAAGATCATCGGGGCCTCTGTTCCCAGGCGATTTCTGCCTGTGCTGCTTTGAAGTTCTTAACACGTTCCTCGGGAGATAGACTTTGTTGGAACTTATTGATTTTCTGGAGAGTTGATACCAGCTTAGGATCATTGGGTGCAAGAGAAGAGATCTTGCTGACTAAGACTGGAATAAGGGACTGCTTCTCAGAGTTATTGCCCTTGTCGAAGATTGAGTCAACTTGGTCAAACTGCAGGTAGCGCGCCTTTGTCACGATCTGCGGGTCGGTAGCGGTATCATAGAGATAGGGGATCTCTGATGCTTTGAGATTCCCCTTGGGGTTGTTGATCGCTTGCGTTATCATTTGCGGAGTCAGCTTACCAGATCTAAACTTGTCTCGTAGATCGTTGAATGTGGTTCGCTGCTCCATGGCCTGTTCATCTGTCGAGGGCGGCCCCTTGATCTCATTGAAGTCATCAAAGGCTTCTCGCTCAGCAGGCGTCCTATACTGGCGTCTCTGGATTCCAGTTAGCGATTGAAGAATGGTATCGGCAACAGTGTCCTCTCCACGATTCGACCGTAGGCTGGGATCAACAGTTGACGCAAACTTGTTAACTGCACCCTGTGCGGGCATGGGTACGAAGTTCTGAGCAGCGTCAAACAACTGCTGGCCAGCACTTGCTTGTTGGCCATAGATGTCTTTTCCAGTCCAGGCCTCGGTAACGGGTCGCCAAAGAGGATTGATGCGGTGTGTGATGAACCGTCTTGGATCGAAGACGGCATCGGTCATATCACCTTGCACAGTACGAAGACTGTATTCTTCGTGCCCGTTGACGAACTTGTTCCAGTCCTTTGCGCTCCACTTTGGATCCCCATTGTTCATGGCAGAATTAAATGCCCTAGCTGCAATATACTGGAGCCCTGCTCCGACGAGTAGCGCTCGCCTTGATTCTGCGCCACCAGGTCTGAAAGCATCCCCTACGAACTGCATGCGGGCAAGCAGGAAGTCAGGAGCCAACACAAGCAGCCTCATGACATCCTGGAAGGTCTTGTTGACAGGGAGTGCCGCCCAGTTGATGCCACCAAAGGCAGCATTCATCTGTTCGCCGGTCAGCCGATATAGCTTAGATTGCGAAGCGATGCTTGCTTGAGTCCAATCAGCAGGGGAGGCTTTGGAAATGTCAGTACCGTATTTCTGAGTGATTAGGTCCTTAGTCCATTTGTCATGGTAGCGGATCATGTTGCGATCAAGTGCATCCATGCCCATGGCCATTTTCAGATTGGGAATGTACTTGGTGAAAATAGAGTCATGAAGAGCTCGCCACATACCACCTGCAAAGGGCATCCCATTCATGAAGCCACGGCTCATCACACCCTCATCGATCATACTCTCGGCGTCGAAGGGCCTTACAATCATACCATGAACGACCAGCATCTGTTGCTTTTCGTCTGTCAAGTCAATGAACTTCTCATTAGACCAAGGGTTGAGTGCTCGCATTGCGCGTGCTGATGTCGCACCCTCTCCACCACGATTGAATCCTACACCCGCCATTGCATGCTCAGCGAAGTGAACACCAAGCTGCACGGGATGGAAGAGTCCAACGAGAAGTGTTTGTTTCCCAATGGATGAGCCCTTAAACAGAGCACCAGTCACTGACCCAAGCACCTTTGATCCGAGCAGTTCAGGTTGGCGCAGGGCACTGGGTTCGAGAAGTCGTCTAAGCTTAGGAGCCAAGTCGGGGTGCACAAGCATACTTCCCTTATAGAGGATCTCAGTACCAGACTTGGGATCAGTTCCAACCCATTTCCAGTTTTGGAAGGAACCGTGATTAATCTGGTAGTAGGGACGACCATCTGGAGTTACGGCAGCTTTGGGAGTCCCATGTCCAATTAAGAAGGCCCCAGTCTTATCGCGGCTATCTGGATTAGGTTCTCTATATGTACCACTCCCCTCTTGCATAACTGCCTTCGATCCATCCGCCATAGTCTCATTACGAAGACGATCGACAAACGAACGATTAGCCAAGACTCTAGCAGAAGCCATAGCGCGAGCGCTAATTAAGTAGTTGATATCCATAGAGTTAGGTTTAAACCCCATGGCGATTCCTTCAAAGTAGTTCTCGAAGGTACGCATCTTCTCGAAGTGCGCAGTCTTCCCAAAGCCGCGACCAGACTGGATCGCAGCAACACCTTGTTGGATAAAGTTATCCTTGCTCCAGATGTGTTGAATGTAGTCGAGCACTGGCTCATGTTCTAAGCCAGCCTCCGCCTCACGCTGCTCCATAACATGGAGATAATCTCGATAATCTGAGACAGTCTGTTTCTCGTGATCAGTCAGCTCTCCTGCCATCTGATAATATTTGAACAGCTTATTTGCTTGGTGGTTTAGAGAGGCACGACCTTCCAGCTCAGCTGCCTGATCCGACAACGCTTTTGATACCTCAGCTTCACCAAGACGACCACCACCCGCCTCCAAATAAACCGCCATGGAGATCTTGCGGTCGTTCCTGGGGTGGAGTTCGTTGAGCTTGTCTTGAAAGTCCTTGACTTCGATGCCAGCTTGAAGGACCTTCAGGTTTCTGATCCCATTAGCAAGATCAATTTGATCCAGCCCAGGCCGATTTTTATAGAGTTGACCCAGTTGCGTGAAGAAGTCGCCAAGCTTGCTAAGCCTCTCCTTGAATGTACCAGGCGCATCCTTCCAGCCTTCCACAAACTTCTGTGTCTCATTAGCCACATAGTTGTTGAATTGCTTTGTTGCACCATCTGGCGTAGAGTCCCGATTATTCAATCGATCCAAGAGGTCCGTGATGGGCTGCTCCGGGATGCGCCCTTCAGCAAGTGCTGAGGGAAAGTCTGCCTTAGCCGCACTCACTGTGGGCTTGGGCTGGAGCATCTTGTTCAAGATCTCAGGCAATGGATTGGCATAGAGCGTAGACTCTCCTGCCTCTGGAGGCATCTTGTCGAGCTTATCCATCGTCGCTTTGAGAGGGTCGGTCATCTTAGCGTCTAGATTCCTGCTGTAATCCTTCGCCAACAAGTAGAACGCTTTTGTCACAGTATCCGGATTGTGATATTTATCTTTAACTCCATTGATGATCGCAGAGAACCCACCTCCAATGATCGAGCCGTGCCGAGACTTGGTGTCCTCAAGTAGGGTCTTGATCTTATCATCTAGAACTGCACCACCTTGATCTTCGGGCTGCGGGGTGCTAATGGGGCCTTCGGAGGCGTTGATCGCCTTGGGTCCTTTGGTGCTCGGAATGGGTTGCGATACTGAGCTGGTCGAGGAGAACGGGGCACTTTTGGGGCCAAGATGTTGCGGGGCATAGAGTTCCTCCGGGAGACCTGTCTTATCAGATAGTGCAGCAACCTGCTGTGCAAGTAGGCTTGGCTTCTTTTCAGTAGCCCGAGCAAGCCGCCATTCCTTGAGAGTGGGGATAATATCAGTCTGTGCTTGTTCGAGGCGCTGTGAGACAACCTTTTGCATCATCTCGTGCTCAAACATAATTGAGTCGAGATCTTTCATACCACCAGTTACGTGGCCACCAGCAGTAGCTTTATGCCCACCAACCACAGACAAGTCGCCACTAGCAACCTCTGAAGAGGACTGCCGTGCTTGATCGACCGCCGCTTTAGAGAGGTCTCGCCTACGCCGAAACTCATTGCGATCTGCCTCATGAAGCTGACTGATCAAGTCCTTTGCGTTAGGAATTCCAACAGCCTTGGCATTGGCCTGGTTGATATCCGCTGCATAAGGATGCGGAGTAGTCGCACCGAACGGGTCGTCAGGAGTGGGGATCGGGCGTAAACCTGCCTTCCTCACATCCCTAAGAGTCTTGACTTGGTCATCGGTCAATCTCCAATGATTGTCTGCAATGGAATCCACCGAGACTCCAAGAGAGTCTGCCACCGTCTGAATCATATGTTGCCTGCCTGGACGCAGGGAGTCAAACGAATGCCCACCTACGGCGAGGGGATTCTCATTCGGAGAGTACATACCAGGGTTGTCCGGGTCCTGTCCACGCACTGAGTGGAGGGCATAGTCGATGTCGAGCCGATTCCTTGCACCAATAGCAAGTTGGCGCAAGCGCACAAGGTACCCAACCTGCGGGCGGAGTCGTGACTCGATGTCGTCAAGAGAGGGTCCTATGGAGGGGTTTATTGCCTGGGGGTTGTCTACAGGCTTGGCGACGCCGCTATCTAAGGGCTTCGCACTCACTTGAGGAACGGCTTCCGCGGGAATCTCCCCACCACCAGCTTTGGGTATGGCTTTATTAATCGACTCGCTCATGTCAAAGAGCGGACCCACCTTCGCTTTGGGCTTAGGGGTTGCCTTGATCGGAGTTAGCGTATCTAAATTAAGGGGCGACGGCGGAGGCACTACGGGCTGTGGTGCACTCTGTTGGACCGCTGCCTTATTTGCTTGATCCTGAACAGCGGGCTCGGGATTGTTCTTAACTGCGTCTACTGCCTGGTCTCCGTGAAGACCGTGCGCTCCCAGAGCAGTCAGCCCCAAGTTTACAACAGCATTTGTTGCGTCTTCAGCACGCGAGCCAGCAGTGTTATCCTGCAAGAACTTCTTGCCCGCCTGGTAAGCGCCGACTCCAGTTTGGGCAGTGAAGCCCACCTGTGCTAGCTTTCCCAGCCCTGCTTCTGGCATGACAGTCATTCCAGCAGCCAGTGCAATATTTCCAGGCGTGGTCAAGGCTGTTCCGGCCCCATATAGGCCACGACCAACACCTTTAGCAATCTCTAGCGCACTACTTGGTGCGGGCTCCAGGGTCCCTGGAGCTCTTTTTGTTTCTGCCAGCATGTTAGGGATGCCAACAGTACCGACATTCTTATATGGGCCAGGTCCCTTCCCAAAGGCTTCGCTCGTGGCAACAGCGGGAAGTGCCGCGATATCCAACGCATGTGGCAGCAGTGGATAATTAGAGAACTGAGCCGCCTTCTCCGCCCCTAAGCCAGCCACACCGCTTTCAGTTCCGAGTGTACCACCGACAGCAGCATAGGACGCGTTAAGCCGTTTTCTAAGATCGGCAGCCGCGTCGGTACCGCTTGTCATCTGGAGATCGGCCCGAGCCTGCGCGCGCTCGTTCGAATCCATCACGCCACTTAGTGCGTTGGGCATTTCCTGAATGCTGGGCAGGGGCGCAACACTGCCACCACCCTGTCCTGATAGGACACGGTTCCCCTCGCTGCGTTGGGTATTAAACTCAGAGAGCGCCCAGGACCGTTCGGTGTTCGGAGGCGTGAGCTTGGGCATCAAGTCCATTGGCTTGAACTGAGGCCCTTGTGGCAACATAGAGCTTATGCCAGCAGAAAACCGCCGGGTCTGCTCTTCCCGTGCGGCGTCTGCTTGAATTTTCACTTGCGGAAAGTTCTTATCGATGGCATCTGCGATGTCTGCTTGCGCCATCCCGGAGGGGAAGTTTACAGGTCCCACTCCGGGAACATTTACTGTCTGGAATTGATTTGGCATTATTTGAACGTTCTTGTCACCGGATCATAGGTTGGAATGTGGCGAGATTTGGGTTGATTGGTTCCTGGGTTCTCAGGCACAGTAAGTTGCTGCTCGGACTGTGTCATGGCGTCCTTAGCATCATCGACAGCTTTAGCCAGTCTGGCGCGATAAGTTGCCGCCATTGGATCGCCTTGAACCAACATGTTGCCTTGATCATCGGACGCTACGTGTTTAGTCGAGAGGTCTTGATCAAACTGGTCGAGCTTCTTGTTGGCATTGTTGTAGACGTTTCTGGCATCTGTATTTTCATAGTTCGGAGTACGCGAGCTTCCACCAGCCCTAGCCGCAGCAATTTTACCGACATTGCTTATGTTCGCAAGCTTCTCTTTGTTCTTCTGCATGTCTGCATTACGCGCAGCCATGCCCGCAGCAAAGATCGGATCTACCTCAGCAGGGGGCGCGCTACGCCAACTACCATATTTCTGGTCCAACGCAGACAAAGCATTCTTGTCAACATACGAAAGAACCGGATCATAAGTAGGGGACAAGTACTTCAGATTCATCCCTTGATTACTGATCTGTTCCTGCTGTTGTTTGATAGCAACAAGTCCCTGCTCATACTGCTGCCGAGTCTGATCCATCGACTGATAATGGTCTTCTAAGTCCTGATAGTGCTTAGCCTGGGCCATCTTAAAGTCTTCTTCTTGCTGCTGATTCTTCAGCCCGGCAACCTGACCCGCCTCCGCAAACGGCATCATGAGCTGGTTGTTATACTTCGCAACTCTAGCAGCCTGCGCCCCCAACAACCCCTGCGCAACATTGCTAATGCTGTCGCCTATTGTCTGGCCTCCATGTGTAAACGCAGCGCCCTCCAACCCATGCTCCAACATGCCCGACAACAGCGGGTGCTTCTCATAAGCTGCTGGATTAGTAATAAAAAGGTTTGGCGAAGCATTGCTTACAGTCTGTTGGAGTTGGTCTGGTGTAATCCCATAGCTACCCAACAGTTTCTGCACTTCAGGGTGCATAAGCACGTCAGGACTCATCACGCCGGGCATAGCCATATTAGGCGACGATCCCCCTCCAGGCCCTAAACCCCTCTGTGGAGCTTGTCGAGCTTCTGGTGCATGCTGCCTGAACTCACGCGGAGTGTTTGCACCTTCTGTCTGAGAACGCCCCGGCCTCATCACCACCTGGGGAGCAGGTGGTGTGGGACTAGGCGGCGGTGTGCCATTGGCAGCTGCCAAAAGAGGCCCCATACCAAGATGGTTGCCAATTGCTTGCACCAGCGGATTCTGTGTGAAGGAGGGAATTTCGTCAAAAGCCATTTAGATTCCTAGTATGCAATGTTGCCTGGATTGCCTGAATAGTTTGGATTGAAGCCACCGCCGCTCATTCCGCCGCTCACGCCACCCATACCAAACGGGTTGGTCGCCATTGGAGCTGAGCCTCCACCGCCCCCTGGCTTATAGCCAGCGCTAAATCCCAGACCACCCAGAGCCGAGCCAATACCAGGCATGGCTACACCAAGAGCAGCCCCTGCAAGTTGAGGGAGCCAAGTTCCTAGACCACCAGTGCTTTGTGTAGAGTTCTGACCCGTTTGAAGCGGCTGATACGCTTGCATAGCCATTTGCGCCATGTTGCGGTTCTGCAGAGCGGAGTTAAGCGAGGAATTGAATGTATTCGCCTGCATCATGTTGTTGGTAAGCTGGTTTCGTCCCAGCGCGCCTGCCATGAACCCGGCAGAGTTGCTTAAGAGTCCGCCACCTGCTCGCATGTTCTGCAGGAGATTTGAGTTACTCCGTTGACCAATCTGATTAGAGGCAGCCTGTTGTTGAGAGAGTTGGTTCTTAAAGAACGAGCTCCCCAATGGGTTGTTTGCCATCTGCAAAAGATTTCCCATGAGCTGTGGCTGGAACGCGTTGTACGTGTTCATCGAACCAGAGTTGTACTGGTTTGAAGTATCGGTAGTTGTCTTAGTGCCCATTACAAAACCTTCTTAAAGCGAACAGTTGGAATATCTGACATCGGCTCAGCACCAAGATGCTTGAGCACTTCGAGGTATTGTGGATCATCTGCCTTGACGTTGAAATAAACTTCTTTGACTCCTTGAAGACGGAGAGAGGTCTCTAAGTTAGTCAAAAAGAATAGCTTACGTCGATCAGCAGTATCTTCAGCAAAGATCATCGGGTCAATCTCATAACAAACTCTGATGACTGCAAAGTCTTTTCCACCAAAAGTCACAACGGTAGAGGTTGGTGTGATGTCCATGACATCAGCAATTGGTGTTACTTCTTCTTGTGTTGCAAGACGGATTGGATCCACTGAGACCTACTAACGAGGGGTTTATAGCCTGGCGATATCGCAGGCTGTATGGTGATGTTTAGGGCAACCGCAATCTGCTCGATTGCAAAGTAGATATTTGGAAGGTGAACATTTCTTAGCTCATCAGCTAAGTCACGATCACTATCGTAGTTAACAATCCACCGATAGAAGAAGCGTAGCGTCGTCGCAAGAAGGACAGCGCCAGCTCCCACGTAGTAGATTGTTGCTGCGAGTTTCTCCCAGTTATCCATTAAATGGTTTGCCTAATTCTGGATTGTTGCCCAGGATATTCTTGAGAACATTCTGAAGCTGTTGAATTTGAGTCGAGTGGGATGTTAGGATGCTTTCTTTATCCTGCGCCCACTTAGAGATTATGGGTTGGTGGGGATGGTCCCCAGGAAGTCGAAGAACAATCATTTAGATTCTCGCCATTGGATAAGTTTCGAGCACAAAGCTTGTTAAGACATTCGTGTCAGTAGCGTTCGTACCCGCGTTTGAGATCAGGATTGAGTAAAACTTCGCAGCGGTTGGCGCACCAGCACAATAGAATTTGAAGGCGTCGATCGTACTAAGGGGGGCTTGAACTGGGGTACCTGTTTTTAACAGGTTACCGCCAGAACTAAACTGGCTTTCGCTAGAAGCACCGTAAAGAGAAACTGTACAACTCTCAGCTTCTGACCCGATAACCTCGATCTCATTAACAACCTTGATTGATGTTGAGTCCCCAAGGTCCTGCCAGCTTGTCTGGATAGCCCAGGGTATAACTGTGCTACCTTCATCGAAGGGTGCCGCAGGATCAAATCGAGCGATGAAACCATCAGCTCCGCCAGCTTGCTTGATCCAGAACTGCATGTAAACAGAGCCAGCACTACTACTTCCACTTGCTACTGGATACTGATAAACAAAGAAACCATTGAGCGCATTACTCGCTGAAAGGAATGGGGGCAACCACTGATACCATTTACCTAGCCGAGTTTCCCATAACCAGAGTTCCGGTTGATCTCCTCCTCCATTAAAAAGAGCAAACACTACAAAGTTGTAAGGTCCCCACGATAAAGAGAGCGCTTTGTTGCTAGCGGTTTTACTCGGAGTTAACAACTGGAGAATCGGATAGATAGGCGTACCTACGTCACGGTAGGTTACAAAGTCTGAATAGATGACCTTTAAATCTTGCGTGAGCCAAGCGAAGCCAGAGGGTTGGCCCTCGTTATAGATTGTAGTCCAACAGTCATTATTCAGGATTCCGGTGGTGGCAAAGGCTTGGTTGGGGATACTGAAGGAGGAGGGATCGGAACCGTAGAGTGTGAACATGCTCTTGTTCGTTCCAATATGTAGTGTAGTACCGTCAGAGCGTAGCCCGAGAATGTTCTCATTTTGCAGCGCCACAGGAAGCTGGTAGTCACCTGGCCAAGCTTCCTCCCACTTTGAAGTAATCAAACCAGTAGAGGTTGTAACTTCGTCAAGACTCTTGGAGAAGAACACGGTCTTCCCATCGGTCCCGAAGAGTCTACCTTGATGTTGAGTAAAAAAGTTTATGTTCTGCGGAGGTGGAGTGTTGAGAGCAATGCCGTTGGTGTTGCCAAAGGAATCGGTTTCAGACCAGATGTCGGCCTCTAAGAGAGTGTTGCCTGAATTACTTTGGTCAGTGAAGGTATCAGGAAGCGTATCAACGTAATAAAACTGGTAGAAACCTGAGACCAGCGTGAAGGAACTCAACGGAATTGTAGTGACTTCGTAAAGTGTTGATAGCCCTTGTCCATCAGCACCAGCCAGTAAAATAACCGTGTCGATCTGCGGGTCAATAGAATTAGCCGGAACTGAGATAACCATCTCAATCTGTGTATAACCGGCAGTCACAGATGTAGATGAAATGTACACCGGGACATTCGTCAGGACTGTGGTGTCAATTGTTGAGTACACTGCCGTCAAGGCATTTAAGAAAGTTCCCGTAGTAATCGAAGCAGGAACGTCTGTTATATAAACATCAGATGTATGCCCAGTAAGACTATTTTGCAGTGCAACTGTATAAGTTCTTCCCCCACTAAATGCCATAGGCCCACCAAAGTCGGCCCCAACAACCTCTCCGAAGTTTGGCGCACCTGAGTTGGTTTGCACATAGAGAATCAATGAGGCCTGCGTACCGCCAGCCGGAGGTGCTGTAATTGAAGCCTCTGCCTGCCCATACCCGGTACCTCCAGAAATCAGTGCATAACTAACCACTTCCCCATGGGTACCTAGTCCCAGCGTAATAGATGCGCCGGAGCCTCCGCCAGTTGGATCGGTAATTGTCACCGTAGGCGTGGTGATATAACCATAACCACTAGAAGCACCGAAAACAGTTTCTCCGATTAAATTGGATATACCACCAAGCAGAGCGCAGGGGAAGTTTGAATATCCAGAGCCTGCAGTAGGTAGTGCTATTCCAAGGAGACTATCGGTGTCAGCTGTCGTGTAGCTAGGATTGACCTTCTTCGGAGAATCAATTCCGTTGCAATAGTAGAAGTAACCCCGACTCGTCGCAGCATTGACGTTACCTACACTAGACGCAAAAGATGAAGGAACACTCGGTCCAGTGAACAACGCCGGGACATCTGTGTAGGCAATGAAGTTCTGGTTGTTAGTACCAATCCAGATATTGGTGTCAGCTGTGTTCGACGGATCAGAGACATCCTGCGGAAAATTATAAGCAAAGGTTCTAATGGGGGGCCAAGTCGCTGATGGCGAGGACACCGTCTCAATAAGAGATACGCCCCAACGCCTTTGGAATCCGCCATTTACAGCAGGTAAGACATTTTGAAGCTGCAAGAAAGCCTGGCTATTGTTGTTAGGACCTGACGCAAACACGTCCACCCCGGCGTCATGAAGATAGCGCCAGATGGCTCTGTTGTTGTGTCGGAGATACCATCCCCAAAACTCAGATGTCTGTGTCGTGTAAGGCATTAGAGATTCGCACTACCTCGTTTAAGAGCCTCATACTGCTGCGACCAGTACTGGCTTTCTGTGTCAAGATGGAGGAACTGTGCCACATAAACATTGACTCCAGCGGTCACCATATCTATGCCATCATCAGGAATCACAAGTGTACTACTAAGCGCTGTCAAAGCAGCAACTTGCATCTCGTAATGGATCTCATAGGTCCCGTTGAAAGCAGTCTTCTGGGGCGCGGGGAACAGTATAAGCCCGGTTGCTCCCTCACGCTTGTAATACTCAGGCCACTGATCCATGGTCTGCGCAGTTAGCAGCGCTTTGGGAATCTGCAGAGGTTGAGTAGGACTCGAAGAATCCTCTTCCTTGGTCGGATACGAAAGCGACTCTACTGGTAACAGAATGCGGTCGAAGGTACGATCATACACAAGCTGGATGCGCCGAACTGCACCACCACCCACATCGATCGTATAAGCCGAGGTCCCACTCACTACACTAATCGTAGAGACAAGTTGTGTAAGTGGGTTGTACACTCCAGTATGAAGGGCATCTTTATGGATCCTATCCACCCATGAGATGAAGATGTTTGCGTCGGGGCCACTACTTGCCAGCACCTGCCGGAAGTCAGTAGAGCATGCGGTAACAATGTCTTGGACTACCATATTATCCTATGGAGGGGTTTATTGCCTGGTATTTTCTCCAGGCCGTAATCCCCTCGGTGGGGCTCACCAGCCCAGTGTCGGAATACCCTGCTCGTTGCCGATGATGACTTGCGTCGCTCTATCAGGGGTGATGAAATCTGTTTTACGGAAGTTGACTCGAAGATCGCGTCTGATCTGCGCAAGTCCCTGAGTAAAATCTTCCTTGTACATCAAAGTCTTGTCTGAAGCGTTTTGCTTATTCCAACGATCTGTATACATTGATGCTAGATAGTTGACGCCTGCGATGACAATGTCGTTATAAGCATAGGGGACCTGAAGAACGTCGGTTGGGTTGACAATCTGATTACGCTGTTGAGCATAACGAAACTGCATGACGTAAGCGTTCAGTGGTTGGATCGAGGGGGATGTAGGAGGAATGCCATTGAGAGCTGAGGTGGCAGGGGGAGTGGAGAACAGAGTCGAATGGAGGTTACCACTGATATCAATGGTGATGGCCCAAGTTGATATGCCACTCGTATCGGTCATGTAGATGGTGTTGAAGACATTCGTGTTAGTCTCGACTCCGGCAAGGGAAGCGGTTTCTAAGAAGCCGCCCACGCTGATGGTAACCTGCCACGGGATATTATTGGCGTCTCGAATGGCCCAGAATGAGGGCAGTACACTGTTACCGAGGTTAGTGGTTGTCAGGGTGCCATCTGGGGCGATGGCCAAGATGCTCTGGCTAGTTGCTGGAGGTAGATAGGTAGCACTGGGGACCTGTAAGACGCCAGTGTTGATCCCCGTAGTGGGTTCGATCCAGTTGGTCCCAATGCTGATTGGTTGGCTATTCTGTCTGTTGTAGACATTCATAGCATAACCCATATATAGGTTCCAAAATCCGTAGACAGCTTGATTACCTGCGATGCCTCCAATAGATAGATTCGGCGATTCCACTGTGACAACCGAACCACCGGGGACGGCTATGGTAAAGGGGATTGCACACTGTGTGCCCTCTCCACCAAGATTATCAACGAAGGTAGCTACACCAAAATAGATCCTGTTGGGCAGCATACAACCTGCCAAGGGAGAAGATGTTATTACTGGGGTCTCGGGAACAGGATAATAAAGGTTTTGATCATCAGGAACTGGTTGAAGATAGATGACTCCAGGATTGTCAATTGAGGTTGCGTAGGTCCTAGGAGTTCCAAACCGGAGTGACCCATCACGGTTTCGGATATAGTTCAGGGTATTCTGGACATCTGAGTCTTCTCTAATCTGAATGCCACTGGTTAGATTGAAGACACTATCTGGAACGAAGTTGGCGAAGTCAATTAGATTAAGATTTGTTGGAAAGACTCCTGCCGGAGGTGTGCCTGAGATGACACTATAGGCCGAGATTCCCGGCATCGTGACAAACTGCTGCGGGTCAGACAGCAGAAATCGCCAGCGCGACTCTCTGAGAATCCGCTGGTGCACACGATCTACATAATCGTAGAGAGCTGTAGTGTTGGTGGTCAACATTTGTTGGTCTTGGATGACCGCATTCACTACGTTTTGTGCTACTATTACTGGCATCTAGAATCCTTATTGAACCTTTGTTCCAGCCCCAAATACGACCCCACTTGATATACTGCTGCCCGTGCCACTCGTGGAGTCATTCTCAAACACCTTTTCGTCAAACTGCCGCACATCCGGCCAGAGCATCGTTCCAGTACAAGAGCCCGGGTTTGAAGCAAGCGCATATTTGATCGTCGTCGTGGTCGAACCGGTCATAAACACTTCCGCTCCGGTAGCTGTCCCGGCTCCGCTGGTTGCGCAACTGCCTCCACTGATCTGGAGCGGGCCGATAATGTCGTTCGCATTGCCGGGGAGCCCGGAAACAGTCAGAGTCTCCGTTCCGCTGGTCCAGCTTGAGCCCGTGATGGTGTAGGAGTTCTGGTAGCTCGTGTCTACCGGTAGATGGTAGTAGGCCAGGGCCGCAGGGTTGTCATAGGCGAATCCATTGACGTGAGGGCCGCTAGTCACGTCAGGTCCAGCGGCGGGGAAAGGATTCGTCGTCGAACCGGAGCAAGAAGTCGGGAAAGTCGCCCAGCTTGTGCAAACCTTCCACCACGAGAGGCCGGTCCCGCCGGAAGGATGGGCCGTAGCCGAGTTCATGAAGAACGATGCTGGAATGGTACCCGTGCCCCCACAAACTGCTGGTGTGGAGGGGACCGAGTTTTCAAACGGCACCGCGTTCCCGCTCAAAGTTACGGGGACCTCGCTCGACTGGCACCGCACCGCATTGTTGACCGTATCGTAGTTGGCCCAGCGCATCAGGCTTGTGGGCGTCAACGTGTCGCCAGGACCATGATTCACGCGGAAGATTGCGCCGTCGGACGTGCCCTGATACACGGTGCATTGTTGCCCATTTGTATTGCCGAGCGCATTCGCAACGGCATTGTCGAAGCGGTGAAACGAGTCGAACGAAAGGCCGTCTCCGGTGATTCCTGCGCTATGGATAAACGGTGGATCGGTGCAGGAATCGTAGTTCCTAAAGAAAGTGTTCAGGTCGCCGGTGCCCCAGGTATCGTCGTCGTCGATCCAATTCATCTCGTTGCCTTCGTTGAGGAGGAAGGAAACGCCGGAATTGAAATTGTCATGCTGGTAGTCGGTGGACTGTACGTAGTTCGCCGTGACGTTCTGCGCGAAGTTGTACGCGATCACGTCTCCGGTCGATGCTCCGTGGCCCTCAAGAAACAGACCGTTTTCAGCCAGATTGTTGATGATGAGGCTGTCGGAATCGTTCCACAGCACCACTTGGAATCCATTGCCGGACATCGTGGCCGGGGCCGCACCGAAGAAATAGCTATTGGCCAGGAGATTGTTTTTTCCTGCGGTATTGTTCCCAACGATGAGTGCGGTGCCGTTACCGCCAACGAACCGCACGCCTTTAATCCAGGAAGCGTAGCCAACAAGCGCGGTAGTGGGGCTGACGATGGTCAGGTCTTCAAGTCCGCTGCCAAATCCGCTGGTGCCGCTCGACCAGTAGAGGACGGCGGTGTTGGACGTTGACCAGTTGGGAAGATAGATTCCTGGCGCGAAGCCGAGAGTGTACGAGCCCCCGCCGTTATTGGTGACGGAGGTTATGACCACGACTTGCTTTTGTGAGGTCTGTTGGCCGCTCCCCGAACCGCTGCCGGAGATATTGCAGACACTCGACCCTCCGCAGACAAAGACCGCGCCGTTGTCCGTGATTGATCCTGTCGGGCAGGAATTGAAGCCGGAAGTGTTCTGCGCGCTTCCGCTGAATCCAGAGTCGCATTGGTTGAACCACGCCAGCGCGTGAACCACCGGTGTTGCGCCGGAAGCACTGGTTACCGTGACTGAAGTGGCACCGGCGGATGGGCTGGCGTTCAACGTACCGCCTCCAATTGATCCATTGCCTCCAACGCTTAGAGTTCCACCGGATTGCGTCAGGATGGTGCTCATCGGACCTGACCCGCGCAGCGTCGTGTAAGCAGCGTTGACGCTGAAATTGGAGCTCATGGAGAATGCCCCGGCAGCCAGCAGCAGGTACGACCCTGTCGGATTTGCGGAGGCGCAGGCCGATAGCGCAGTGGCAATCGTTGATGTCGAAGTCCCTGCCGCAACCGGTACGGTGATTCCCGCCTGAGCGGAAGTACAGGCTGGACGTGTTGGCGGAGTCCAGGGGTTAGGCGGCATCTCACCGTCAGGCAGCGAAGCGGGGAGGCCCGCCGATCCCCAATCGATTGCGCGCGCGGGAGCGATGATGCCCGACCATGATTGTGCGGGAACAAGCGAACTAGAAAACAACAGGGCCAGAAGCACAATCTTCTTCATTTGAACCCCGCCGCTGTTCCGGCAAATGATTGGAAGCCTGCGCCGATTTTACCGGTAATCGAAGTCTGCGTGCTGCTGAATATGAAATCCTCACAACCAGAATCGGTAGCTGTCGTCAGCGTTGCTCCAGAGACTCCTCGCAATGTCGCTGATGATGCGCCTATCGTGCCTGCCGTCCATGCGGCCCCTGATCCCGAAGCGCCTGAGCACACAATAACCAACTCCGCAGATGCGCCCGTGGAGAAGGCTGGCGAGGTCCATTGCGAGGCTGCCGTGGCTTGGTAGCTTCCCGTTTGAACGTCGAAAGAGGGCGAGCCAGCGACGGTGTAGTGCAGCACGACCAGGCTTGAAAATGTTCCCGCGCCGGTCGCGCAACTAAAGGTTGTGCTGCCTGTTGAAGTCATCCTACTCCAGGCACCTTGCAACGTTCCCGGACCACCACCTGTAGCTTGCGGCGTTAACGTATTCCATGTAGAGGACGGCGAACTGGTGAAGGTGAAGGAAGCGACAGCCCCGAAGGTTCGGCAATACTGATATACGAAGTCTCCAGCGGTCACAGAAAGGGCCGGGCTGGTTATGGTGCCTCCGCCCGCCACTTCATCCACGAAAGTGTAGTTGACAAAAGTGTAGGTCGCACCGCCGCCGCCAGTCGCTTGGGGGACGAACGGGAACGGCATCACCGGAGATTGTGCCGCGCATGGTGCACAAAGGACGAGCAGAGCCAGCATCACTTTGCTCATCGCACCACTCTCCAGTTGAGGGTCAAGGCTCCGGGCGTGATCGATGCAGAAGTGGAATTGCAGACTTTGAAATTGACGTTGCCAGAAGTCGGATACGGATAGATGCTCAAGACCGCACCCGTAGCTGACGCGCCGTAGCCCGTCACTGCCGTGGGGTCGCCGTTAAAGCCCACTGTGATGGTATCCGTGGTCGCCACGCCGGTTGCCGAGACCATGACTACTGTTTCGCAAGCTCCAGAGGCTACCGCGCCGGTGTTCATGGCGGCTGTCCCGCTGGCTATCAGCACGCCGAACGCGCCCGCCGTTCCTGTGTTAACGGCAAGCGCCGTAGCAACGCCAGTGCCGAGACCCGTAACCGCGCTTAGCGGAGCCGCCGCAACTGTCGTGGCGCACGAACCTGCGGAAGTGGTCACGTTGCCGGTAAGTGCGGGCTGTTGCGCGCACGGCACAGTGCCGCTGTTGATCTGTGCACCGGAAATGCTCTTATTGGTCAGCGTTTGGGTTCCAGCGAGGTTAACCAGAGTGTCGGTAGAATCTGGAACCGTGACCGTCGCAGCCACTGACCCGACAGCTACGCCGAGCGTAGCCACTCCCGTCCCTCCCGCATTTGCAAGACCTAGTGTGCCAGTATGGCTGCTCGCTACGCCCAAAACCGGAGTGTAGGTCAGCGCTGGAGTCGCACCCGCCATGATCTCGCCCGCCGCGCCAGCAAGATCGAGTTGAGTGGCTAGAATGGTGCCCCCGACGACAATCGTTCCGTTGGGACTGCTGATCGTGTCTCCGCCCCCGCTGCCTGTTGCTGCGGTATAGCAGGGATTAGGTGAGCCACCGGTCGTGTATTGGATCAACTGACCGTTGGTTGGAGTGAAGCCAGAACAGAATGGAACCGCATCAAGGCCGAGGACCGTAAGAGCACCGTTAGCGGCCATCGAAGCGTCTTGGCTCACTGCCTTAAATGCCGGGTCCGCTGCGGCTCCCTGATCGACCAGCACGCGTCCACCCGTGCCGATGGTTGCCCCAGCAATAGCTGAGCCAGAGCCTTCATTCAGAGAAACGCTATGCGCAGCTGCGCCACTGTTTACGTTGCACGTGGAGCCTAGCGTGCAGGTCTGGCCGTTGGGCGTGGTGGCCGGGTTTGCCAGGTTGGCATTCGGTAGATTACCCGTCACTCCTCCAGCCGATGAACTAGCCAGATTAACGGTCGAGAAGTTCATCAACGAGACGAATGGTGCGACCGCATTGAGAGACACTTCCAACTGATGCGTGCCGCTGATAGCTTGAATGGTATCCACACCTGAAGCCGAAGTATTGGCAGTCGCCTGCTCCGCCGCGCACCAGATGCTTGCTCCCGTGCAAGTCGGCGGGGAAGCTCCAACCCCCACAGAACCCGTAGCAGTCACGTTGGTAAAAGCTCCCGTATTCGGTGCCGAACCGCCGATGGCCGGAGGAGACGCAAGGTAGGTTGCGAGGTCCAAGGGTGCAGGGGCAATCGCGCTGCCGGAAGGTTGCCACGCCAACACAAAGGTATGCCCGGTCGTTGTCGGTGCCGTAGTGGAACTTACCGCCGTGCTACCAGTATAGTAGGCTGCGCCATCTACCGTACCACTGTTTACAGTGCCACTACCAGCAGGTGTAGCCCATGAAGGTACACCAGAAGAGGTCTCCTGTAGGTACTGCGTACCGGAAGCATTGCCAGCGATGCGCAGCCATGCGGAGCCGGTCCAGTAGCAGAGATCGCCAGCGGTAGAAGGCGAGCAGCCCGTTAATCCGCTAGCGGTACCAGTATAAGTACCTGTAATCTCGAACCGTTCCTGCTTAGTTGGCCCGCTATTCACGGGCGTGACCGTCAAGCCTATAGCATTAGTTGTCGAAGTTATAAAGTCTATGCCATTCTGCGAACTGTTTGGAGCACTGTTCGTAGTGAAGGGAATCGTACAAGTACTCCCTAATGTACAAGTTTGCCCATTAACTGTAGTCGCAACATTGGCGAGAGCAGCGTTAGGGATAGCACTTGCCGCCACAGCAAGTGAGGGCGTAGTAGTAGCATTCGTTACAGTAGGAACTAGCCAAGTTGGCCATGATCCAGATGGTGCAGTAAATGTAGAAACTCCACCACCGCCGCCACTCCCGCACGGGCTGCCCGTATCGCCGAGCCAGATCGATCCCGCCGTGTTTACCCAATCCACGCAATCGCCATTCGTGATCGTAGCCGAACTCAGAAACGCGGCCAGGATGCTCGCGCCGCCCGTTACGTCGGGGAAGTTCACGGTGCGCGCGCCCGTAGGTGCTCCACCGATTACGAAATAGTTCGATCCAAAAACGCCGCCTCCTCCGTAGAGGAAGAGTTGTTCCCACTGCGATGCACTGGATCCCAGAGAGAGACCGCTAACCGGTAGCAGACCTTGATTGATGCTGACGCCCGCGAGATTGTTCAGAGCTGTAGACGCACCACGTGGTGCCGCGCTCCAGCATGGATTCGGCGAACTAGTCGTCGTGTACTGGAGGTTCTCCGTATTCGTTGGCGTGAATCCCGTGCAAAGAGGGACCGACTTCAAACCGATAACCTGCTGTGAACTACTGCTACCAGAAAGGTCACCCCCCGCGTTGAAGCTTCCAGGAGCTCCACCTTGACCAATCACAATATCAACTGGCGGGGCAATCATCCCAGTACTCACTGGAAAGAGACCGTTGCCGATCATTCCTTTATCAGTCACAGTAGCAGTGGAGTGGTACTCACCAACAAATCCAGTTACTCCACCAACAGTCCGATAGAGACGGCAGGGAACTGTAAATGAGCAACCGGTAGGCGAAGTAATAGAATTGAAACCAGAGTTTGCGCCACCACTTGAAGTAGATAATGTCGATGGACCAGATACAGTACCCGCTGAGCTTGGGGCACTTTGCGTCTCATCCGCAGGGTCTGCCGAATTCATAATAACCCATTCGTAAGACCAGGTCGTCGTACAAGCGGACGCACAGCTTGTTGTTACTGTTGGCGCTGAAGGTGTAGTCGGAATACCAGCAACTGTCCTTCTTACATAGCCAAGATAGGTACCAGAACCAGGCAAGTTCGATGACCCTGAATCATGACCACCAATTGCAGTACCGATAACAGGAGCAGAACTCAACACAACAACATCATTAGCTGTAGATGGACCATCAAGAAAGATAGGTCCAATTCCGTGGCGGATCACTGATACAGAATGGTGATTCGAAGTCGTTGCCACAGCAAGATCCCCGTTCAACACCACGCCAAAAGGGATGATTCCTCCTGCGACATCTGAAGTCGTCATAAACTGGGTGCCATTAGTAACAGCTCCACTGTAGCTAAGAGGCACTAGCTTCGCCGGAAGCAAAAGCGCCGGCCACAGGGCCACGTTCTCAAACGAATTACCAGTCGGGCAGTTTACGCTCGCCGCTTGTACAGATGTTTCCCAGATACAAGGCTGTGCCTGGCTACCAGAGTTAGGAGTAGACCGAGCATAAAGCGTCAACGCACTCTCCCCAGTTAGCTTCTCAATAGTCGCAGTCGGCTGTTCTTTGTCAACAAACACGTTTGATGCAACATCACCTGCTACGAGGTTGTTCAAGAAGTAAGAGTCTGCTGCCACGCCCGCATCCTCGGCAACCGCAAAGACAGCAGCGTTTGCCGCCGCCATCGTAATGCCGTCGTAGTGGCTTCCGTTCTTTCGTCCAGAATGTACATTATTAATCAGCAGACAAATGGTCAGCGATTCGCACCACTGACTCTTGAGATACAGGCCGCCGCCATCGTCTTCCACACCGATCTTGGTAATACCCGTGTTGTTAGATCCACCGATGGTAGAAATGTTTTCTGCCACGCCCGATTGCGCGGTCGATGCGGTGAACCCGTAGCGCAAGCCCCAAACCGTCGCATCGGTCCCTTCGTTCATCTCGATCTGCGTATCATAGATACCAAAGTTGTGGCCTGATCCCGGAGCAGCACAAGTTTGGTCTGTATCGATCCCGACCATGAAGTCGGTAATGCGCAGATTGGAGAGCTTCGTCCCTTCCTGGCCACAACCATTGAAGATCGCAGTTAATCCAAAGTAACCGTTGTTGTAAAGACCCAAGTTAGAGATCTTCGAGCCTTGAGAAGCCACAGTACTACCAGTAGCTCCTGTAAGCGGGCCAGTCGTCAGAACAGCTGTCGCTATGACCCAGAACGTCGGAGAGCTAGCTGGCGCATTGTTCAAGTTAGCGCCTTGAATAGCAACATAGTTTACACCCGAAGCAGTAACAAACTGCCCCAAGGAGTAAGTCGTTGAGCTGGACCAAGCAGGAAAGAAGGGTTGAATTATACCGGCAGTACCTATTGCCGGATCATAAGCAGAATAAATATCACCACAATCTACTTGTGCGTACTGCCCCAAATCAATCTCTGCTTGTGTGGTAATAGTCTGCCAGGGCTGGCACTTAACTGAAAGCTGATAAACATTAGAAATGTTCACCGAGCCATTAGGGTTGAGCAACGCAGCGAAAGGATTGACATTCCAAGTAACTGCTTTACTCTTACTCGGAATGGTTTCGGACACAGCAACGCCAGCTCCTGGCGAACTGATAAATGTGTTAATCGTATTCTGAAGCTTTGTTCCTTCATCAGAACCAGAAATCAAGTAACTAGGCGTATCAGTCGCAGCACTATCGCTTAAACCAACTCCCCTGATTATCCCAGTCGTATTAATGTTACCGCTATTATCCGCGGTAGCAGGAGAAGAAGCGCAACCCTCTGAACCTGTATTAGAGACCAACTGGTTAGCAGAACCTGAGACAGTACACCCTGTCCCACCAACAATCGGGAACCAACCGACAGCACCACAAGTATAAAACACGTTGGGAGTGCTCGTGATATCTAGATACTGCTGTCCCAAATTAGTCACACACGTGCCAGAGGAAGGCGCACCACTTCCAGTCATTATCGGATAGTAAACGTGAGACTGCGCAGCCGCCGAAGCAGCACCAAGCAGAAGGATAAGTTTTACAAGTGTCTTAAGCACAGATCTCTCAGAATGCCGTGTCACTAAAAGTGACGAAAATGTTTTTGTAAATAGTATTCAACCCACCAGGCTGAAGGATTTCAGTTTGCAACTGAACAGCAACTACAGAAGCCCAATTGCTCGGTTGTAACGCAAGCTGCTGGAGAGCGCCAGGAACCCCATAAGGAGCAGCTCCATTACCCTGAGCGATCGAAGATACGCTAAACTGATTGGCTGCAAAATTGAATACATACCGATTTGAAAGGTGTGTCCACGTGTCCGCAATAGGCAGTCCTGGCTTATAGCCAGTGTCAGTCCATACCCTACCAGCATTGTCAATCTGCCACATACCCCCCTCAGACATGTTCAACTGGGTAGAGCCATTAGCAGTATTGTTGATCGTTGCACCCTTAGCGTCTGTCTGAACTGCCTTGATATCACACTCTAAGCGACCCAAAAGGGGCAGATCGTAACCCGACACGTAAAAATCAAGGTCCAGTCCAACATATGGAAGCGCAATGCCCACATCTGGAAAAGGGAGCTTAACTGTAATCAAGCCGCCACCATTTGCCTTGGTAGAAGCGTTCGTAAGCTTCAACGAGCCATCAGGCTCTACAGTCGAAACGATTGCATCTGAAACAACAGAATTGATGTTTGTCCCAGTCTGTACTATCCAAGTCTGGTGTTCTAAAGGCCCTATCGTCAACTTATACATTACGAATCCTTGCGAAACATTGAAACACAGTCACTAATTTTGGTAATGCAATAACATGCCGCACAGAACTTCACCTGACCCAAAAGCTGATCATTAGTAGGCAACACGTCGTGAATAGTCATGAAGTGAAAATCAAGTTTGTATGCCGCAAGAGCAACAAAGAATGTATCCCAAAGGATACAAGCCAAGAAAGCAATCGCAGACATCGTTCGCCCAAACGAAACCTCATCACTAGAAGACAGGCATTTAATTAGAAGTTGCTTGAACATTGACTCCACAAATGAAAAAGAGCGGCTTGAGTTTGCAAACAATGAATATCGTTTACTCTCAGTCGCTCCTTCTTATTTCTTTTCGATTAAGATACCGGCAACAATCCCCACGCCCGCTCCAATAACAATGTTTTTCGCGGCAGTGAAGAAACGCTTCGTATGAGACCCACCCTGTAGGATGACGATCTCCTTCTTGTCAGCAACCTCAGCGTTATCACACGCCTGGATCACAGTCGCATCGGCAGCAATCTTAATTTGGTCTACTGCGACTTGATTCTGTGACTCCTTGAAGTCCACTGATTGAGCAGCAAGCTTAGAAACATCCGGCGCAGATATTACTACCCCAGGGTCAGGCTGCGTTACATGAAGCCCCCCTACAGAGGGGTTTATAGCCTGGGGATTATTCTGCGTCTCTGGTGCTACTGCGCCAGCTGAAACTTGAAGCTTGGTCCCCAACTGCTGATTGATTAGCTCAACCTGTTGTGTCTCGGTCTTGGCAGCCTGTAGGGCCGCTGTTAGCTGTCCATTCTGCTGTGCCAGTTCTTGGGTAGCTACGGCAACCTGCTTGGCTGCCGTGTCGTCTACTGTCTTTTGCGTCTGGGTAGTCTGCGTTACTGCCAGAGCAGCCTTGGCGTCGTTGGCCTTAGTGTCATGCCAGATGAAGCAGATCGCCCCCAGAAGCAATCCAAAGAACACCAGAAGGCTCCAATGGATCTGGGTCGATTCTGTTGCCATCTGTTACTCCCCGAGGCTCTTGGGGTTCACGAAGGAGCCGCCAGCTTGGCGACCACTGCCGAACTTGGTATTCGAGTTTACCGCCTGCATGTCGGGGTTGTGTCGCATCAAAGCGATATCAGCCTTCTGCTTGGCAGCAACGCGGTCCTCAATGGTATCCGCCACATCAGGGTCAACAAAATGCTTACCAGGACCGAAGTCGTAGTTGTTGTTGATCCGCACATGCGGGAAGGGGTACTCAAAAATGTCATTCTCTGGGATGAAGACCCAGCGCTTCTCACGCTCGGTCGCGCTGTTTGTGACAGCAGGTACGTCAATCTTTGGCATTAGTAATCCTTGGAGGGAAGGGCCTAGAATAATCCCCAGGCCGTAAACCCCTCGTGTGTTATTGCGCGCCAGACGCGCCAGTACCGTTCTCGGGAGCAGGCATACCAGGCGCACCTGCGCCATCGGCCCCTGGAACTGCACCATAGTCTACTGACGGTACACTGCCTCGAATCGGAGCAAGGTTGCCCTTGTCGTACTTCTGGTCAGCGTAACCGTGGCCCTGCGGCCTGTGAAGCTCATGAACGACATGACGCTCATGACTTTGTTCAAAATGTGCCATCATTTACTCCATGTTCTCAGGAGGGCCGAAACCCTCCTAAGAATGGTTTTACTACGCGTGTGCAGTCGAGTTCAGACCGGAGGTGTAGTAGGTGTACAGCCAGTTGTTGTTGGTGATGATCGCCTTGAAGGCAAACTTCCAACCCAACTTACGGCTCTGCTGCAGGGGGTCAGTCTGACCGCCCGGCGCTACCACATAGACCCTGAGGTTCTGTAAATCACTGTGAGGTTTGTTACTCCGTATTTAACGGGGACTTATCGTTTCCGTAAGTCTCTTCAACTTTCGCCGAAGTCCAGAGCACATCTTCCGTTGTCGGTTGTACGTATGCTCGTTGGGGAGTTCTGAATTTATGACAACCGTAAGAGCTTATTGCCGAGAGAATCTCGAAATCGCGCTTACTATAAGGGATGCAGCGAACCGTTCCAGTTCCACCACGAGGCCAGGGTTTACCATCCGGCCCAATTCGGCTTTTTACAAACTCAAGAAGAAGGAGTGCTTCATTTCGTTTCCCCAAATAAGGAGAGTCTAAAATGATTTCCAGCAGTTTCTGTACCTGAGTGAGTCTAGAAATGTTTACTATGTAATCTGGCTTGCCACCTTTGCTTATGTTTCGTGAAGAAACATAAACATGATAGCTAACTCCGAGAGTATCCAAAGCCCACCTAACACGTTCAATTATCCTGGTGTCTGTGTTAGAAACGCTTATTGCAGCCAGTAGGCGAATATTTCCGCCCCGCTTATTCTGTGTTGTCAGTTGTATGTAACCCTCGCCATCTACTATCGAGGCAAGGTAAATTGAGATTTCCTGCTGATTGTCCATTGTTTTATATCTTTCACTATTCCAATATAAGGGGAAAGATTTTTAGGAGTTCTTAGCAAATAGTACAATTTCAGACCAGTTAGTTAATCTGATACGCGTATCTTCCAACCATGAAGCTGGAATACACTGCCAGCGACGTGCCAGCAGATGAGTTACCCGTATAGGGCAGGAACGCGGGAGCGTTCGAGCGAACCACACGGAATCCAGCAAGTGCGTCAACCTCACCACGCCAGATCTTGTCGGGCGAGCTCAACTGATGAGACGCCTTCCAATCCGGGTCGCGGAGCAGCGCGTTATAGGCGTTAGGACCCATAATCAGCGCGTAGTCGCCGCCATCAAGCCCACGTGCACCCAGGGTCTGAAGCTGCGCCTCAATGGCCGTAAGGTCATTGTAAGAGGGCAGATCAGTGGGTAGCACCGCGCCAATCGAGGTGCGTCCGTTCGGGAAGAACGTCTGCGTTCCTGCGTTGAGCACGTTGAAAATGAGCTGATCGTAGATTTCTGCAGCCTGCAAGGAGAGCAGGTGCATAGTCCGTTGAACGATCGGGTGCTTACAAAATTTGTTACCGTCAAAGACGGGCTTAGTCATTTCTGCTAAGCTCTTCGGGTTTCCTCCGAAGTTCAGACTGTTGCTTCACAGCTTTCGCTTGTGTTATCTCGCTCAGTCGTTGCGGGTGAGACAGCTTTCCCTTTTCTATTTAGCTGATTCAACTTCTTTTTCAGAGAATGCATATATTCAATGTACTGAGGTGTGCAAGGCTCGTTGTAACTATTCTTGCTATGCATTGTTTCTTGAAAATGAATCGCCAGCTTGGCTTGTTCATCTTTCAAAAGCAGATGCGGAACGGCAGAAATTAAAATGTTTTTTGCCTTTGTTCCATTTATCCGCCACGTATAGTAGTCTTTGTGCTCGATGTGAGGACGTTCTGTCTTGTAAACAGAGCCACCATACGTTGTTTTAAGCCAATCGGTAAGCTTGTGATTAGTGTTTCCGACACCTAAAGTGAGTACTAAACCTACTCCTCCAGAGCCACTTACCTTTTGTAAGGTAATCCAGCCTTCGCAATCCAGAATGGTTGCGATTCTAACGTCGTTTTCTATCACTTAATTCTCTTCCCTCAGATTACCATGCGCTTTCGCGTTTAGGCGTCCCTTGGTATTCAGAGATAATTCCGCTAAGCGTTTACAGAGCGGTCAATTCGGAAAGGTCGCTAATACGAGTGAGGAATCCGTCATTCCTCGATGTTAATCCCACTAGTTGTGGGTGTCGGACTATCGCTTAATGGGTTAGACCCCATCTCTATTCGTTTAGTCTCTGCGGGTGACTGCCCTCTATTTAAGGCTTTCATTTCTTGCCATATCTCATCTCTATGAGCATAGTCAAGATCTTTCTTATTCTTCACAAACCACATTGCTAGTTCGGCTTGCTTAGACTTAATCCTCAAATAAGGACGAATGGCTTCCAGAAACTCACTGGCTGCATATCCGTAAATTTTCCAGCGGTAAATCAATTGCTTCGCCAATTTCTTTGGTTCTTCTTTTAAGACGTTTCCGCCAAAAGTTTCCGTAAAGAAATCGATGAAGTTTTTGTTAACGTTGGCAACTGCTACGAATATACCAGAACTATGATAACCCTTACGACTAACATGTCGCATTAGAGTTATCGAACCTTCGCAATCCACAGCACATGCTGCGTATACGAGAGCTTCTGTGCTCGTCTTCCCTCTGATTGGCATAGACTGTAAGTCCTTAGCTTTCCACGGTATTTAGAATAGATTTTCGAACAGCACGGATTTTACTGTTCCATCACTGCGTCAAACTGGTTCATGGTTAGCCCAACAGCATCGGGAGGGAGGCCCTCAACAAGCTGAGTGGGGGTTGTGGAAACGCTGAATTTCTCTTCACGAACGAACTGGATCGTTTTTGAGGAGTTGGAAGGTACAGGTACCTTCTCTCCAAACTGATCGAGAATCGTGTTGAGCTCAGCAACTTCCAAGAGTTTCGCGGCAAAATAGGTTTGCAGGTCAGCAGCAACATTGCCTGCGTTTCCTGCCGTGCCGGTAGTCACAGTGCGTATACCGCTCTTTAGGCGGTTTGGACTTTATCTTCTAACCATTCTAGGTTAGCTTGACGTAAAGTCTCTGAGGATTCCTTTGGGCCTTTTCTGTTTAGAAATCGCACTTCATTTACCCAACGTGATTCCAACCCTGTATATGGTGAATTCTTTGGTTGCGCTAAACGATACTTGCAATACTCTAATACATTTTCCAACACTCGCTTTTTGTGCCCTCTAAAATAATCAGACAAGAGACTGCAAAAAGCGGATACGCGTTCCAAACCGCAAACAAGAATTACTTTTGCAGTTGCATGTTTGGGGTTGTTAGCGCAGCCGTTTACACGAGTTTGGATGTAATGGCCAATACTATACTTCTTGAGAATTCGAGAAACTTCTTCAATAATCTCGAAATCAGTATTAATTAGTCCTGCTCTGGGCATTATGCGTCTTCCACTGCCTTGTACGAGAGAGAGATTCCCTTCACCTTCAAACAGTCCAGCTAGCCAAGCTAATTCTAAAAGTCTTTCCTGCTGATCATTAGTATCATTCATCGATTATTACCTTATCAGTACGATGACTTATTTCTAGTATTCCAGCATATGGTCAAGTTACGTGGCCAAAGTATGTACTAAACCACGTCTGCGCCTAGGCCCACGAGGGCATAGACAAGGCTAAGAAAATTCTTGAAAAGCATGTTTTTACCTTAAAATTTCTGGTTCAACAAGCCCTGCCCTTCAAATCGTTCAATGATTGCCTTTCGGCCTTCTTTGTTATCCAAACTGGGTGTAGCTTGCACCGCATTCGAACTCGACGCTGGAGAAACAGGCTGTGAGTGAACCGTCGGTCTTGGTTGAACTTGAGGACTTTCGTTCCTCACCGATTTCACTATCTCCGGAAGATCACGCCCGCGACTCGCAAGGTAGGCAACTTTATAGAGTTCCGGCAACTGGGCAGAAGCCTGCGGATTACCTTCCGCAGCCTTAATAGCCTCAGCCAACAGCGGCGCTTCCTGTTCGATGTTCTTGTAAGCATCAGAACCAAGAAAGCCCTTAAACTCTGGTAGTTGTTCCGACACCACCCGTTCAGCATTAGCACGAGACAGACTCGTAATGGTCGGCGCAAGGGGTCCAAGCGTCTCCCAAATCATTCTCTGCTGTACATCCATGTAGCCCCTCTGATCGCCTTTGTTGACAGCTTTAGCAATGTCCTCAAAGTACCGATCCGGGTGCTCCACATAGCTAACCGGTTGTGTTCCCTGCGGCTGCCGAACAATAGGGTCTTCACCCGTCTTGCCCTTGAGCTGCTCTCGGAGCTGGGTGATAAGAGCGTCTTTATGCTCCACACCCGTAATCGCATCCTCCCGTGTCTTATAGACAGTCCCCGTCTTCGCTTTCAAAAACGGTTCCTCTGGCGTTGTAGCCTGGGAGTTTGCCGGTGCCACTTCCACCGTTGTCGGTGTGCTGGAATTCTCACCAAAAATGTCATCCAGCGATAATTCACCCCCAGGAGCATCACTTAAATCCATCTGTCCGGTGACACCCAGGCCCACGAGCCCGTATACACCAGATATAATCGAATTAAGCATGCCCTGAAAGATATTCCATGTTTTCATTATGTTCCTTGTGGGGACTAAATTTCGGAGCTTGTGACTCCAACGCTCTCGATTGCCGCGAGCGCCTTACTAAACTCTTCTACTTCCGAAGCCGTAGCTGACTTCTGAGCAGCGCGTTTCTCAATTCCCGCTGCCTGATTGACTTCAGATTCAACATAGCCAATCCAAAACAACCCAGACTGGAGCAAATCAACATCACGGATTTCATGATGCCTTGTCGAGTTAAGCCTCGACTCAAGGACTGCCCTTTGCCTAGCAAGTTTGTTAAGCAAAGCAATGAATCCGGGATGATACTTAAGAGATGCAATTGAAGCCTCATCACCAGAGCCCAGAACAGACTCTGTCACACTAACCTTGATCCACAGAGGGGTTTTTTGCCTGGGGATTTTACGCAGCCCGTTCCTACACCAGGCCGTAAATCCCCTCCATAGCTTACTCACCCTGTCCTCCTGTGCCCAAACTATTGGCTCCCATCGACTGTGAGAACTCCCTCACCGCAGACTGGCTATTCCCGCCTGGAATCTGCTTCAACCCTGCCTCTTTCGCCGGACGCCCTTCAGGTCTTTTTGGGCTCGGCTGAGGAGGGTGAGATCCCTCCTTCTCGGCTTGAGCCTTGGCCTTGAAGGTAGCGCCTGCTTTCGCAACTTCTAGCGCCGATTCAGTGTCAAGCATCTTCTGCGCAAAGAGCTGTTGCATCTGCTGCTGCTGTGCGGCCTGCTGTTCCATCTGCACTTCCTGGTCGGACTTGATCAGGTCATCGATGTTGCGTATCTCCAAGACCTTACCGATCTCGCGGAGCCCCTCACCAGCACGCCAATAAGGCGTGTTCATCGCAATCTGGGCGTAGCTCATCAGATTCCGCTGGCGGACAACCTTGTTCGTCGCATAGTTGGCAGCCGTCAGGTTAAATTCATAATCGCCAATGATTTGTTCAGGATCAATCATCTGCCACTTCGGGAATCCCGGTTGTGGATTCTTGGTGATCAGCATTTCCTGGCGATCAGTCATATACTGCTGAAGCATACTCGCGCACATCTGCAGCATCGGCTGAAGAATATCCAGCTCTAAATTCCTGATGAACAGCTTAAATCTATAGTTAGACTCGTTGATAACCGAGTTGATTCCAGTTGCAGTCCTGTTACCAGTTGGGTTCCCCACGGCTTTACCGTAGAAATCGCTGATACCCGAGCCCATCTCGATCATGCCCTTATACAGATCAAGAATCGCATAGTCTCCTTGATTGGGCGTGAAGAACGGCAGTGGAAACAATACCTTACTTGGGTCGCCATTGACCCCAACCTTGCCACCCGGAACGTTTGCCTGATTCAATGACTCATGGTCGATATCGGCATTGGTGTCATAGGCATAGCGCCTGTTGATCGCCATGTTCCAATTATCGGTCACCATGTTGGCGAACTTGTTCATGGACTCAGTAAGGTCCGTGATGACTTCAATCGCGCCTATTCCGTAGACTTCGTTGGGAAGTTTAATATAGCTTGTATACAGGATAGGGTTTCGTTTATGGTCGAAAGGGTTTGGTCCTGACCAGAGCTCGATTGGGGGTCCGTCGTAGAGCTTTCTCTTGTATGGGCTATACGCAGTTGCTCGATAACTTGCTCTAAGGTCTTTCCAGGCGATGGAGTCTTTGTCTTCTCCAAAAGTGAGGATGGTGCAACTATTGTCGTTGTTATCCCAGACTTCTGCGTATCTGACAAGGACTGAGTCGGGGGCGTCAGGGCACGCCTCTGTAATGTATTTTTCGAGTTGTGCAACGGCCTCCGGGTAAAAGTAGTCCGCATTATTGGCAGCCTTATAAGAAGCGCAGAACTCTTTGATCTTTCCCAGAGTGCGTTCAGTGAGACAAGCTGTAATTCCCCCATCAGGGTCAACCAGCAAGTCATAAATGTCGATAGCCGTAATCTTTGGGCAGCACGCGGGGACCTGAAAAGTCTGTGGGCGATAGCCCAAGACAATCGGCTGTCCCGTGTTTGGGTCCGTCACAGGTCCTTGCGCAGTTTGAGCAAAGACCGGGGCCGGTTTCGTCAGGGTCTTGAAAGACCAATCCCAATCTACTTTTAGCCCTGCAAACCCATAGATAGCACAATTCCTAACAAATTCTTCAAAATGCAACTTGAACTTGGACTGTTCTAGTTTCTTATCCAACACAAGTTCCATAGCTTCAGAGGGATGGTCGTCCGCAGCAGTGGTACCAGCGCAATCAAACCAAGGCCAGAATGAGAAGAACGCGTCGTCCACACGGGAAACAATCGTTTCCACGTTAGAAAGCGGATACGGGACGAACGTGTTGGCCCTATTGGTAATCTGATCAGGAAACTTCTGAGTATCCCGCTGTCCAATATACTGCTTATAAAAGATCGAGCGTCGTTGATCGTACTGCCGACGAAAGTCGGAGAGCCTCCGCAGAGTTGTGCGAATGCGCTCTAGCCGAGGTCCGTTCAGTTCACTGGTTCCGACAAGGTCCATTAACTAGTTCTTCACTACCTGAGACACGGTGATAGTTGTAGTAGCGGCAATTGAAAAGATAGTGATGGCATTATTAAGATGCCCCATATCCCAAATGTCAATGGTATTCGCAGGGATCAGCATGTCGCCAGCACCTGCAGCTGTAATCGTGGCACTCGCGCCAAACCTCACAGTAATCGCGCCAGTCGCAACAATACGAATCAGCATGTCAGGTCCCGTCGTAATCACACCAGACGTACCAGAAGCCCCCAGCGTCGCCGCATAGAGCACTCCAGCACTAGTCCCAACCGACGCACCCGCAACCGGGTAGAATTTCATTACGGCCATTACTCTTGACCAATCTCGACCTGTGCATGGTCGTAGGGCGCAAAGTCCCAAGTTCCCTTCTCAACCATCTCGACAACCTGGTTAAGCACTTCCTCAATCTCTTGCAGCTTCTCGTATCGCTTTTCAGGAGGGCAACTTGCCATCTCGTGAATATAAAAGATCATCCAGCAGTCAGAACAGCCCATAAAAGGCTTTGATTTATTCGGATCTCCCTTAATAGGACCAAAGTAGTTATGCTTCTTGCACCAGAAGTTTAACTTATTGGGGTCGAGCGCTTCCTCGACCATCGCTTTCTTATCTCGCTCTGACAACATTACCAGGGTCCCATCTGAGGAGAGCTCTCAAACAACGAGGGATACTGCTCCAGTGACTTGTTCTCCTGATCCTTATCGCCCACGAGCGCCTGCTTCTGTCCGATATAGCAGAACTTATCCACCATCGGCGACCCACCACTAAGCACTACCGGTCCCAGCAGCTCTGCAACGGGCGACTCCAAACGATGTACATCATGACACTCATCGGAATTTCCCTCATCGCAAATCTCAGGACTTAGTATTGTCGGTTTCGTTTCCATTATCCAATGCCTTCTGCAATCCCCTAGCGTGAAGCTGGAAAGCGAACAAGCATGTCCGCCAACCAAGCAAGTAAGTCAATAGCTCGGGATAGCTCCTGCCCAACAGGATAATCCCCACCGTTGGCAGTGAAACACCAATATCTACCCCAACGTTGCCAAGCTTCTTCGCAAGGAATCGCACAAGCGGATTGAGTTCCGCCTGCACCCCAAACTGTCTGAGCTTGACCTTCGTGAACTGAGCGTCGTAAAACGCCAAGCCCACGAAGGCAATCATTTCAAGAATAAGCAGCAATTAGCGTATCCGTCGTGCCGAAAGCTTCCCATAAGCGCCAACTGTACCGGCAGTAAAGGTCGCTTCAACCACCAAGTAAACAATCGTGGTGGTCGTAATCAAGACACGCTTCATCGGGATGGTAATACTATCCTTAAAAGACGTGGTCGTGTTCACACCAGGATTGAGCTGGACCTCACTACCATCAGTAGAAACTGTTGCGGTTGTGGTGTTAATAGCACCCACCCACAAAGCACCATCAGCAGTAGTCGCGGCAGCAGCTGTAAAGTTGATATTGCCATCAAGATTCCAGTCACCTGGAGTCAAAGAGAGCGAAGTCACATTCGCGGGCGTGGCAGTAGTCAACGAGACCGGGGCACCCACCGCAACAAGCGAGGAGAGATACTCTCCCACGCTTCCTGCCTGCGCACTAGTCCCATCCTGCACACCAACGATGTTCGGCGTGTAAACCGTTTCATTCCTAAAGAGACTCATTTATGCCTCCTTAGCTACGGAACGCGGTGAACTGCACAACAATTGTGTTGGCATTCGTACCTGCGCCGCTCAGAGTAAACGGAAAGCCAGTCGTGGTCGGAGTGTTCGTCATAATGCCCAGATAGGCAGTCTGCGTCCCACCCACAATGGAAGCCACAACAGAGACCGGAGCCACAGTTGTACCCGCAGCATTACCAACAGCAAACACTGTCTGCGTTCCATCGATAAAGTTGATAGTGCCAGTCGTAGTCGCGCCATCGAGTACGATCGTGGTGCGGCCAATAAAGGCAACCTCAAGACCAGTCAGCTCGTTGGGAGCCAGAACCTGGCCGGTTTTAGTCGGTCCAGCTGTGGCATAAGTAGGATTCGGAATTGTCAAAGCCATAATTTTTCCCTTTGCACGGATCTATGGAGGGGTTTATTGCCTGGAGGGGCAGTCCCTACTCCTACTCCAGCATGGCTGGAAGCAAAGTCTAGGTCGTGACTCTAGACAAATTCTATGTATAACTTGAGTTCGGTGCGATCGCCGGAGAGGTTAAGAACTTCGGGCGGGGCCTAACACAAAGCAAATACTGCACCGCGTTGATAAGATGGTCTGTACGTTTCAGGGGCTTGCCCTTTGTGTTGCCCTTCATCGGGCCGCGGCTAACCGTATCCCACACATACGCCTCAATTTCATTCTGAAACTCCTTAAGAGTATCGAAAACGACAATCTTGGGGTGTCTTGAGGACTTGTCCAGTGCCGCAGTAAGGTATTCTGCAAGAATATCCCTACCATAGTCTTCGGCCCTTGGGGCTAACCTGACGGGGATGCCCGCCTCTCGATAGAGTTGATAGCCTTGTTTGTGGTTCTCAGCATTCCTAGCGGCTCCCCAGAACGGGTCAATCAGCCAGAAATCGATTCTATCGCGGCCATTTCTGATCATCATGTCCTTAGCATGATCGGAGACAACCTTATTCTTCTCGTAGTAGACTCTGTAAATGATGACATCAGAGCGGTCGTTGACCGCCGCCCACACCGCAGCTGTAGTTCCAGTGGCTGCTGGGTCAATGCTAACGATCCGTCGCCAGTCGGCAGGGATGTTAAAGGGCTTGACCATGTGAATCTTTGGGTCCCACTGAGGATAGACCAGGCCCGCACGTTGAATGAAGTCCCCGTAAAGTCGGGCTCGTTCCTCAGGATGCCCTGCCCACTTCTCCTTGAGGCGAACTTTCTCCTCCTCGGGAATGAATGGGTTGTCCAGCGCAGAAAGTGAGATGAAAACCACATCTTTCCGCCCTGCTCGAAACTCCTGGTACATCGTATAGACCCAAGGTGCTTTAGCCCCAGATCCGATATCGGTGAGCGGAGTGAGAGTTACGATGATCTTACCTGCGCAATCTACAGTACGCTGAAAGATCTCGTCGAAGATCTCCTCTTCTACTTCCTCATCGATCCAAGCTAGATCAACTGAAGCAGATTGAAACTTCTCCCGGCCCGATTCCGCGCTCTTGCATGTCAGAGTGGACCTACGTCCATTGATGTTGACCTCAATCTGGAGGTCAGAGTCTGACACCCTCGTGACGAGGGAGGACGGCATCTTAGGCAAGAGGCCAGGATGACGGTGACCCACGCGGAGTTTCTCACGCCAGATCACGTCTTTGATAACAAAAAAGTCCAGGCCCACGGCCCAGATGTTCACCCCATGCGCTGGGATGGGCAAATCCTTGACAAAACGCCAGCTAGGCTCATCTCGGAAGTATTCCTTCCCCAAGAGCCATGCGACTGCAAGGAAAGCGCCTCTCTCGGTCTTCGATGAGCGATTTCCGCCAAGCAGCCCATAGACCTTAATGTCAGAGGTCAGCTTGTTGAAGTCGGCCTCGATGGCATCAAAGAAGGGCTGATACTCAGGCTCGGGGTCGGTAGCCCAGTATTTCGCGTAATGCTTATCTTTTCTGTCTTCTTCTATCGCCTGGAGCACCACCAGGGCATCTTCAGGCGAGTAGTTATCGAGTTTCTCTAGAAGTGTTTCGGTCGTTGTCACGAGTCTCAATTTTCGCAGGGGTAGAGTCTGGCTGCGGTTGACAGTAAGGACAAGGGCCGTCGTCTTTCCAGTTTCGTTTCTTCATCAATTGGCTAGAGCAGGCTTTACTTTCTGTTGAAGTTTCGCTCGAATCTCTTCGATATTCTTACCACTCAGGTCCTGGAGGATATTAATCTGGGCGGCGTCTGAAGTCCAGCCCTCAGCCTTGAATAACTGAGCAATAGCGTTCACGGCCTTATCATATTGCTCAGCATCCAGCAGTTTCGTAATTGCGAACAGCAGTTGACCCACCGCTGTCGAACGACTGCGACTTTTATCATCCGAGAGTTCCTTGTAGAACCTATTCCGCTGTGCCCTCAAGGCGTTCTGGAACTCGGTGGTCCTTGCGATGTTCTCGCATTCCCTACTTGTTAGCCCTAGATTCTGCTCATTCGAGAACCGAAACAGGGTATAGCTGTTTCGAACGATCTCGAAAGCAGCCTTTTCATACCATTCTGAGGGGGGAATCTTTGGCATCTTAGTAGAAGTCTGAACAACTCGCGTAGTAGTGACAAATCTTGCAGATTAGCTTGCAGCGGCTGTTAACCAGCTTTTCCCCACACCGGGGGCATATCTCTATGCAAACACTCATGCTACTATATTAGACGCTTGAAGTGTAAAAATTTCCCACCAAAATGAAGAATATTTACTACAGAGGGGTTTATGGCCTGGCGATGTCATCTACGCCCCCAAAAAAGAATGCTGGGAGCGCATAGAACATGCTCCCAGCAGTTTTCAGTATGTATAGAAGAGAGAAATACAAACAAAACAGACCAGATTATATTAGATATAGTACGGAGAGCTTTAGATCTCCTGTTTTGTGTTAAATTCTATCTTCTAGGGTTTTTAAAACTAAAACAGTCTCTCACTCGGCGTTTTTAACCTCGCCGAGGGAGTAGAGAGACGAGTTCTTCAGTCCTTTCGTGGCCTTGAAAATGCCGGTTGACTCGCCTACAATCAACAACTTACGTACCTTGTAAGGTGGGATGGTAGGTAAAAGCTCTATGGCATGGCTCTGGTTGATGCCTGGATTGTTGCCAACGACAGCTTTGACCAGTTCCCAAGCCATATCATGGGGGTCAACATACTCAGAATCGACCCTGACCAGCTTTTCACCCTCCACAGACAGTGTGAGACTCTCGAAGATGCCCTCCCTGATTTTGAAGGGCCGGAGCTGGAGAAGCTTCAACATGGGCCGTTTGGCCGTCAGGACCAGTCCCACGTCGATAGAGGCCTTGATATCGCTCGATCCTCGGTATTCTTTGGTTGAGTCAGCCTTTCCAGTGTGGTGGATGGCGATGACGGTGGCTCCCAAGCCTGTTAACTCCCTGAAGTGGTCCATGTAGGCTCTGGTCTCGGTTGCGTCCTGCTCGTCGCCGGGGTGGAAGGAGATGAAGGAGTCGAAGATGACGAGGGGCTGTTCGCGCTGGACGAACTCCCTGACGATCTTGGAGTCGGGTCCGCCTGGGCCGGGGTCACACCAGTAGCCCCAGTAGAAGATGTTGGGGTTCTCGGTGAGGTTGAAGCGGGCAAACCTGGAGTGGTAGACTGAGGCCGCATTCTCCTTGTCGCAAATCAGCACCTTCCGTTGCTTGGTGGGGTTCCCGATGAAGGCTTCACCACGGGCGACAGCCTCTGCTAGAAGGAGGGTGACTGTGCTCTTGCCACTTCCCGACTCTCCTGAGATGATTGTGACTGAATTCTCCGGGATTAACCCCTCGACCACCCAGTTCTGAACTGCTTTGACTTCCCAGATGTTGGGTAAGTCCTCGATTTTGAAGTCCTTAACGGTATGTCCGTCACTGACTGATGCCATATTTCTCCTTGAGGGGCTGTTTAGTATATTAGACGTTTAAAAGCTGAAAAATTCCCAACAAAACTGAAATTTATGGCTATCGCCAGGCCCTAAACCCCTCGATGGGTCCCATCTAACTCATTCTAAAGGTCTTGTCAGAGGCTCAGGGAAGTAATTATGGGACTCCGGGAAGTTGTTTAGAATCAACGAGTTACAGATACCCCATTTTCAATCTCTAAAAATCAATCTCGGCAGAAGGGACCCAAGTGAGCACGGAAAGCTAGGTATGGAAGCCTATACTACGCGCGTGCGCGCGCACGATTAACACGCGCGAGATGGGTGGAAGTGCCATAGAATGAGCAACCTATAGTAACGGATGGTCTGGTGCCTAGTATGTATCGCACATGACTGTACCGTGAATGGGTCAATCTTCCTAAGTTGATTAGAATTAATGGGTTACGTATGACGCTCGCCAGTGCCCGTAAGTCCTTTAGAATCAACGAGTTAGCGGATGTGCATGTGTTTTGGACACACGCGCACCTTGAACGACTTTCGCCAAATTTTCGCCGAAAAAAATCGCAAACCTTTTGTTTTCAGCAATTTGCCGCCGTTTTCCACAGGCTGCCCGTCCGGGAAAAGAGACGGTTTCAGTGGCAAACGTCACAGCGCAGCACACAGGGCGAGCGCATCGGCATCACTTGACAACCTACGCGGATTGCATACGACGCATGAACGGCGCGAGCCATACATGAGCCTGCTATAGCACAGACCGTACACAAATAGCCTAGATGTGAGCGCATGGCACACCACCCACATGCACTCACATCTAGGCTATGCACCCAGGAGACAACATGGCGAATACACTCCGAGATTACTCCACAGAGCAACTCGCCGAGATCATCGCTCACCACCTCGAACACAGAGGCCATCCACACGAGATTATGCAGAGTGCGTCACTCTCCCATAATCACATGCGGATGACGCTCCGCTATCATAGTGGCGCGATGATGATTCTCGAAGAGACGCCTTGCGGAATCATCTCAACATTTTCAGGAGTGCTCGCGGAGGTTTTTTAATGCCATCCACGACACTCCAAGGAATTGTGACAAACGAAGTCTGGTTGCTCATGCAACAAAGGGATTTAGATCACCCTGACGTGCAAGAGCTAAAACGCCTCTGGTGGAGCACGTACAACGTTGCACGGATATATCATCCGTTCGATCTGTTACCGTCCACCCTCACCCTAATGGGCGAGATTGAAGCGCTTATCAGGCTGATGTATGACACATTGCGCGTAAAGGTTAGCGCGTAGTATCTAACCCACCACCAACTGTCTACAGGAGACAATCACATGACTATCAATCGCGTATTCGCAGCAGCAGACACAGGCACTGGAGCAACTCACACTGCCGACAACACTGAGCAGGATGGCGTGGAAGTTGAGATTGACGCTTCAGCCTACGCGCTCCCCACGTTCAACCGTCCAGCCGCAAAAGACGCGGGCATGACGTTTGAGTACACGGAAGCCCAACTCGCGTGTCGTGAGGATTTCACCCGCAAACTGGGTGAGTTGCTCACGCCTGAAGCGCTGTATGCGCTCGGCGCATACATCACACCCGGTAACCCTCGCGACAACGGCAAGATGCCATCGCTGATGGTTGCACTCTCTCTCCCCATGCCTGCGCTCACGTTCGAGAATCCAGACACAGGCAAAACGGAAACCACTCGCCCGTGGAACCTGAACGTCAACGCGAATCTGCTAGCACCGAAAGACATTCAACAGGCGGGCGAAGTCAACACACAGGCACTCACTTTCGACCTGGGCGCCATGCGTGCTGAGATGCGCAAGCGGGCTGGCAAAAAGTAGCCCACTCGCACAGCAATTTTCCCTCACCCCTCGGCTAACCCCGAGGGGTATTTTTTTGCTCAAAAAGCGAACAACGGAAAATTGAGTTTGCACCGTTCGCAGAGTGCCGATTGCCGGGCCAGCAATGGCCCAAGGTGCTCGCGGTGGCCTTGCCAAGCTGGGGTACCAGCCCAAACTTGACTCGACCGTGCCAGCGAACCGGTAAATCGATTTATCTTCGTTTTCGCCTTATGATCGCCCATTCACAACACGTAACGTGCATAGCCCATGCGCAAGCGCAGCCGTGCGCCCGCGCAGGTTATATACACGCACGCACGCACACGCGCGCACACGCGCGCCCGGGAGGGGAGTCGGAGACATGGGGGAACCCAGCAAGGGATCGGGGGGTGCCGTAGGCGATGACGAACTTTGGGGTTTCGTCACCAAGCAGTTCCCCAACGCCACGTTAGAGCGCGTTGGAGATCAATACGTTGTAGCAACCATCCACGGTGTAGGAGCTACTCCTTTAGATGCCGCCCAAAAAGCATTGGGTGACATGGGTAGGATCTTCACCCATGGACGCAAGTTCACCACGCTACTCAGTGAAATCAAGAACGAACTCTCCTCCCCCGGTATGACAAGAAAGCGCCACGATTCCCTGATGACGCTCATCGGCGAAGCTGAGAATGCCCTGAACGACGGTGTCCTCGCAAACACAGTCCACTGGCTCCTACGGGCTGGCTACACCAAGGAACTCACTGATCTCTCACGAAGAGTCACAACGCGCTTAGGTATGGCTGCCGCAGAACTCGCAGCAGCGGACAAAGCTGGCACAGCCCACGCCAGAGCGCGTCAGAAGGGTGCGAAACGCTTCAGTGGGGCTAACGACCCCACACTCACCCATGGAGAACGCCTGGCCATGTGGAGAAAGGGAGTCTGATTTAGAGAAATCCCCAGGCCATAAACCCCTCTGTAGTAAGGAGACAACACGATGAAACCCACAGTCACTCTTGCAGTCCAACGAGCGCACACGACAGTAGTCAGATTCATGGATCTTCATGAGGGTCAGTTATTCCTCATTGGTGACACACCTGGCACTGTTGATCTTTCGGGGGCTCCATACATGCCCAGCATGTGCATCTCAGAACATAGGTATGCACAGTTTTCTCCAGCGCTTGGCGTGATGATATATTCATCAACCGACCCCTTGATGAAAGTTACCCCACTTGAAGGCGTGACCTTACACATCACCCTTCCCAAACAATGAGGACTTGGCCCTCCCCCACAGATTGGGACATAATCCTCGGGCACGAATTTGTTCTGGAACTCATTTTGGAGGCAGATGAATATGTACAGTGCCGTCGTAATCAACTCAGAGACCGACCCAACACGCACATACTACCTGCCAATGGGCGTAAAGGACGCGGAAAAGGAAATCGTTACCGCGCTCAAAACGAGGGGAGTTTATTACAGGTCCACACAAACCCGCACACTGACCAAACAGGAGTATGACATCGCAGTTAAACACGCACACTAATCCCGAACAATGAGGAGACAACCATGCCATGTGGAGGAATTTATCCTGTAAAAAATCTCAACGCCGGTAGCCGTGACAAGATTCTAATCGCAAATGAGGGTGGCTGCTGGGTTTGTGGACGTGGCGGGTGTCACCACTTCATGGATGAGTGGGACACCTTTATCCACGCAACCTGTGCTATTAAGGACCTGCAAAACCCTGATAGCGATACCTTTCTCGTGGTTCTCCATGGCCATCAGATCTACCTCGACACAACCCTTGAACAACCCGCAACCTAGGAGACAACCATGCAAATCGAACTCGCCGCACGCCTGAATGGGCGGACAGTCCGCTACCCAAAGGACGCAGCCTTCAAGATTGACCAGAAGATAGGCAAGAAACCCTATCGCCTCTTGTCCATCAAGAAAGACATCGGAAGCGCACTATACAGCTTCGCTACCGCAAAGAAACCCAAGGCGCTCACGCGTTTACGCGCCTTCAACACTGACCGCCCGAACGGCAAACACATTCTCCTCAAGTCCCAACGAGGAGCCTAAGGTTGAGGTAGGACGTTATGAGCAAGGTGGACGAATACGAAAACGCCGATATTAGGCTACGCTTGGTAAAACTCCAAAACGCCAATATACTCGGCTTCGTAGCATGGCGTCCTACCCAACACATCGACCCCGAACATTGGCATAAACACAATGAGATGATTGAGTTTGTGCCTCTGAACGAAGAGTCACCCACAGTTCTCCCCGCAATTGCTCTCTAGGAGCAATAATGCTAGACATTCCCAAACTCGGTAGAGAACTCCTCGACCGCACCCAGTACAGACTGGTTGAGCATGAGGACGACTCTGAGCAATTAGACAAGAGCCTGGCCATCATAGACACGTGCAGGTTCATGCTCTCATCCCCTACTTTGCGCAAGAGTATCGATGAACTCTCTGTGGAACAGCCCAGAGAAGATGTTGAGCGCAACGTCATGAAAGCCCTGACGATTGAGCTGGAAATAAGAGAGTGGTGAAAGACGCGGTTAGAATCTAACACAAGAACGAGGGGTTTATAGCCTGGCGTCGGGGGCTCGCTGGAAGGCGGGCTGAGCGTCACAGACGGGTGCTTTTGTTGTCTCCTGACCGTTTGTGAGCAAGCTCCGCCAGGCTATAAACCCCTCGTCCTGGCCAGGAGGAGTTATAACCATGAAAACCATCCAGATCAGTAAAGAAATGAAGAAGTTCATTGTTTCGCTATTTGTGGTAGGGTTATTCGGCTGCAAGACTCCTCCAGACGCCACGCCTGCACAACAACAGTCTAGCCAGATTGTCTTGGTAGCGCCTCTTCCGTACTCCTTGACGATCAACGGGCAGCGCTGGCTTCTTCGTGATAAGGAAGAAATCGTCAACGACGGCGCTGATGGCATGACAGATTGTGCCGCGCACACTATTTGGTACTCTTTCGAGGTCGATGGGGACAAATCCGTCGAGCGCGAGACCATCTGGCATGAAATCTTTCACGCGGGGAACTGTGAAGAGGTCCCGTCTGAGGGCACCTACTGGCAACGCGTCACTTTCGGCGATGCCCAACATCAAGAAGTGTACAAACTTGGGCAGTTCATGCCGAGCTTTGTCCACGACAACCCAGAGTTCATGGCATGGGCTGAGGACTGGAGCAGTTAAGATGATCCGCTACATCAACGGTGCTGACACCCTCCCGGATACTATGACCCTCTCCCTGGCAGCTTCTTGCGGGCTCTGCAAGCATGAGGTTGAGGTCATCACTCCTATGAGCTTCAGGATTCCAGACAGCGAGATTCAGTGTCCAGCCTGTGGGTTAATTGCCCTTCAGGTTTCAGGGCGAACAAAACAATAAGTCACTCAAATACCAAGCTCGCCTTTTGGACTGTGAGTTTGGCAACCCTTAGTTATGGCAGGCAAAGTGCCTGGGGAAGTAGGTCTAGGATGAGAGGACAAAGGCAGCGTTGGTCTTGGTCTTGGTCTGGGTCTGAGTCTAGGTCTGGGTCTAGGTCTAGGTCTAGGTCTGGGTCTAGGTCTGGGTCTAGGTCTGGGTATGGGTCTGGGTCTGGGGCCAGGTCTTGGTCTGGGTCTTGGTCTGGGTCTGAGTCTTGGTCTTAACAAGATCGAACTAGGGAGCTTGTTATCTTTGTACCGTAAGAAGATTAAGGAGAAACAACATGTCTACGATTAGTGAAGCCCTTGCGTGGCAGAAGGTGTTGGCCACGCGGCGTGCGGAGCTTATTAAGCTTCGTGATGGAAGTGCAAAGCGGGAATTTCGTGCTGTGGCATACGGCGCGGAGGCTTTGCCAGGAACGGTGGTTGAACCCACATACGATGTCAAAGCACTCGACAAGGTCGTCGCAGCCGTTTCCCGTGAAGAGCGGCTTGTGAGCGTGGCCATTAAGAGGGCCAACGCAACCACCGAGATCAACTACGAGATCAACGACAAGGTTTTGGGCGAGCTCGTCTAGGCGCCCAGA